AGCCAAACAAAATGCCAAAGAATCCAACAGTTACGCCAATTGCAAGGGTAGGCGGCAAGTAACTTTTGGTAGCCACTTGCATATCACGGGCAGACTTGCGGTCATCATTAGACAGCTTGGCAAAGTCAAGACCCATCTCTTGTGCCCGTGCAGCCATCTGTATCTCAGCCTGCTTAATTAGCATGATCTGGTCAGCGTTTAGCTTACCGCTGTCAATCGTTGCCTGAACGTCTTTAGGGTCTATCCCAATAGCCTTGGAGATAGCATCCACAGCAAGCCCCGCCAAAGGGCCACCAAGGGCTGTTGCAATCGTTGGGGCAATAGTCTTTAACCAATCCATGTTCTTTCCTTTAAGGGCAGGGGCCAACAGTAAACTCGCCAGGCTGACAACGCTTTGGCAGTGGTACGCATGGGCCAACCACAAATCCATCTGTACACCAGTTAATTGGCGGTGTTGTTGGATTGACAACAACGATAGGTGGATTGACAACAGCAACAGGGCCAGTTACAGGGCCAGTCACAAACGTCACCACTGGCGGGGTCGATGTTTGATTGCCACCAGGGCCAGTTACAAAAAGAGGAGGTGCTGTGCCACTTGGGCCAACCACAAATGGGCTAGGCAGAACAGTACTAGGGTCTAGTGAAACAACCATTGGTTTATCTTGAGGAGCAGGGTCTGAACCCACGCCACAGCCCGACAAAGCGAGACACATCAAAATTGCGTATTTCATATCAGTTCCTTAGTTTGTACATGATAAATTCAAACGTACCCCACCCAATAAACCCCGCAGCAAGAAAAGAAACAAAGCCGATCAATAAAATGTTTACCGTCTCAGCCATTTCCTCTCTGCGCCGCTTGGCTTTGGCCTCTGCCTCACGTTCTTCACGCTTGCGGTTAGCCACAATCATGTTGTATTCGGCTTGGATGGCTTCCCAGACATCGCCCTGGCCCGACCAAATCAACTGTTCTTTTAATTCTTTTTCTGCATCACGCAAGGCCTTGGCCTGCATCACAGTATCTAAAGCCTGCCCCATGTCAGACTTTGATTTCTTTTTATCGTGTACAGCAGCTTTAGCCACTGTATCTCTATGCTCAAAAAACTTAATCAGATCGCCACTGCATTCCTGTAGGTCTTTACCCATCTGGATGGCTTCTTTGACCCCTGCAATGGTGCTTTTGGCTATCGCAAACGCAGCACCTATCGTTATGGGGTCAATCATATTCATTCCAATTTGGGGCAGACGTTAACCCGTAGGATGGTCTGCCAGCACCCCCTTTTCACGCTGGAGCGTTCGGGTTATTTGTCTTGCTTGGCCTCTAACTTATCAAAAATTTTGCCAAGCATTTCTTTAATTTCACGCATGTCTTCACGGTAATCATCACGGGCAACATACGTTTTAGGCAGTTCCTCCCGCAGTTTAGACAAGTCGGATTTCAACTCTTTGACAGCAGACCACATTTCACGGGCAAACCAGCCAGCTACTGTAAAGCCTAAACCAACTGCCAAATTGATAACCGACTGATAATCCATTTATGTGCTCCAAGGTGTGCCGGACTCTTGCACAGGGTTAATCTGTGCGTTAATTTGGCCTTGCAAACTAGCTTCCACCGTGTCTTTGCCCAAAGCATTTTGAACCCATCCAACCACAATGGCTTCTGTCAAATCAGCGTAAGGGATGTATGTCTCGCCTGGCTGCTGTGTGTAGCCAATAGTGCCGTAAGTTGAGGCGGCATAGTCGCCATCCACTGCGTTAACGGTGTAATGCACCGTGACAACAAAGCCGTCAGAGGTCAGGCGGTTCATTTGGGGAACTTGCCAAGTAAAAGTGCTCATGATTTTTCCTTTTAGATGCCTGCGGCTGCAAGGCGTTTACGTAATGATTGAATTTCCTTGACCAACATGGGTACAAGTTTGGAGTAATCCACTGCCATCATGTCATTAGGGTCAGCGGGTTGATGTACTGCTTCGGGGGCGACATTTACAAGTTCTTGGGCCACAAAACCAGCACGTTGATGTGTGTGGTCTGTTTTCCAATCGTAGCTACGGACTTGTAAAGAATCAATGACACTACCAAACTCAGGAGCATCAACAATGTTTTCTTTTAAGCGCTGGTCAGATGTGACGTTGTACAGGACTGCTGTTGTGCCTGATTGAGTGATGGAGCCAATTGCCCCCGAGTTGTAATTGAAAATGGCATATTGAGAGGCAGTAACCGTTCCATTGGCATGACCAATAATTATTGTCCCTGTTGTGCTAAGGTTTGGCCCACCCAAAATAATTCCCGAAGCATTTGTTGGAGAATACGATGTTGGCCCCACCAGCAAATTCCCATTGGCATCCAGCGTCATCGCCTGAGTAAACGTGATGGCATTACCTGCTGTGCCAGAGGGGGCGGTGTTCCAAGTATGCTGTCCAAGATATTGTGTGTATTGAGCAGCAGCAGATGCAGAATTTATATACGTAGGCGCAGAAGTTGTTGGAGCTTCATAAACATTGGTGTTTAACGAAGTAAAGTTAATGTTTGTTCTACCAATAAGATTACTTGCTTGTCCTATAAAAAAGTTTCTACTTGGCGTGTAAACAGATGCAACTGGAGTAACACCCAGTCCAAGGTTACCGGAGGAGTCAAGCAAAGCCGCAAAAGCTGGTGATGTTCCAGTATAAAAACCAATCTTTGACGCAATAATTTCAGTTGCAACAAACGCCGTACCACTGCGGTTGTAAGATTGAAAATATGTTCCACCTTGGTTGCCGCCTGTTGGTGAAACTTCAACACCCGCCGCCCCGCCGTTACTTACTACAAATTTCAGTTGTGGCGAACTCGTCCCAATACCCAACCCTGTGCTGGTCAGGCGCATTTGTTCGGCGGAGTTAATGCTCCAAACAAAGGGCAATGTTGTAACGCTGTTGAAGTTATTTAAACTTCCAGTAGTGTTTAATTCAAACTGGGTTGTATTGTTGGAACGCAAGCTCAAAATGGAACCTGTTGTTCCGTTAATTGACAAGTAGGTAAAGTTGGTAAATGAAGACGGTGTGCAATTTACGCCCAGACTAGTCCCATCAAATTGCAGCGCAGAACCAGTAGCCAATGCACTTGTAGAGCTTGCGTAAACCACACCGCCAGAGGTGAAGGAGGTTAGTCCTGTGCCGCCGTTGGTGGTTGCCAATGTGCCTGCAAGGGTGACAGCACCTGTAGTGGCAGAAGATGGGGTTAAACCAGTAGAACCCGCGCTAAATGACGAAACGCTTGAGGCCGATGGGTTAATCAATTGGAATCGAGTGCCATCGTATTCAATCAGATAAATTCGACCGCTGACAATATCGCCCGCAGCTAACGCCGTTGAGCCTAGTTTAGTGATGCTCTTAGCGCCCAAACTGTTTAGGTTAATTGTGGCAGCTCCGGTATTTGTATTAACTGCAACAAATGAAAACAAATTGCCCGTAGCGTATGCGGTAGGGGTTGGCGTTAAAGTACCCGCTAATGTGTCTGTGCCTGTAACGGTTGCAATTTGAGTTGCGCCCGCTTGTAATTGCCCAAATTGAGCCGCATCAGTTAGCGCAGTACCCGCGCCCAAACCAGTGATCTTAAACGTCCCCATTGGGATATTTGCAGTGGGTGTGGTTTGACCATCTTTTGTCAATGCGGTCGTTAAACCGCTTGCCAAGTCAGCAGTCAGCAAGTTAAATGCTGTGCTGGTAATTACTGTTCCTGTTACAACGGGTTGGCCCGCTGTATTAATGTTGAACGTGCCTGAACCGTTGTAACTCATTTTGTTTCCTTATCTTCCGTATTGGTCAATGTTTTGCCCAATGATTGAGCCGCCACCCGTTTGCAATTGCGTTGATCTTTGGTTTAAAGCACGAATCAAAGCCGCTGTGTTTTGTACTTCTGATTGCCCCGTTGCGCCACGCATTAACAACATTTTAGCAAGTTCATTACGTGTTGTTTCAGGCATTTGGTTAATTACTTGACCAATCCTGTTTTTGACATTTGCCGCCTCACCCGCAGCCGCTAATGGGTTGCCAGTTGCTGCATTTGCCACTGCTTTTCCAGCAGTTATTGTGGTTGGCATAACGCCCAAATCTTCAGCGCCAGCCATCCTAGAAAATGTCCCCGAGCCTCGGCCGACTTGCTCTAGAGGTTTTAACCTGGCTTCTTTGGCAACTTCTTGGGAAAACTTTTGATAGCTATCACCAAATATTTCTTTGAGTCGGTTACTGGTGGATGGCTCTTTCCACATCTTTAGAAGTGATGTCTGACCCGCCTCTGTGCCAACTTTGTCTTTTAAAGACTGCAACGCACCTATGCGGAAAGCCTCTATTTCGCTTGGCGACATATTGCCCATCAAGTCAGACAATGCAATATCGTCTTGCTTCATGGCTGTTCGGCCTTTAACAACAGCATTACTCAACTGTGAAGGGCCAGCGTAGGCATCTAATGCTTGACGATAAATTGAGCCGTTTTTGTCTGCGGGTGATAAAGCTGCAAGTTTGTTTGTCAATGCCACTCGCAAATCGTCATATGCTCGGCTTGTGTTTGTAGCCTTGCCAAACTCACCACGGGATGATTCACCTATATCATAAAGTGATTGTTTGACAACATCTAAGACTTTGAGAGGAACATCATCGCCCGCCTTCAACTTAGAAATGTCAATTGGCAACTGTCTATTTAACTCTGTTAACAACTCAGCCTTACCATGTGCAGACCTTGAGGCTTGAATCAACTTTTGCAACTCGGGGTCAATCTTTACCGATACGTTTTCAAGTTGTTTGTATAAAGGCGTAGATTCGGCTTTTTTGAACGCATCCAAGGCTTCTAGTGTGGCTGTAAAACCCTTACCTTGAGTGCCTAAAGCCTCATCAGCGGCATTTACAAGGCGTTCAGGTCTAAACATCTGTTGCTCACGAATTCTGCGCTCTACTAGCGTTTTAGCTTGGCCTGGCATGGAGGCCAACACATCTAACTGACCTAACGCACTAGGCCCACCAGCTTGCGCAATGCTTGCATTGGGGTTCATGCCCATTTCACGTTGGACGCGATTCATGACAGAGTTTGCGCCCTCCTCACTTGACCCACGCTGCAAGGCTTGAGCAAGTTTGATTCGCGCTGCATCTTTGGCGCTTTCAGGTATAAAACGCTGCGCAACATTGCTGCCCACGTTGTAAACGCCTTGCCCCGCACCAGATAAAACACCACCAGAAGCCGCGGCTATTGCTCCTTTTTGGGCAATGTCTTGGGCGTATTCTGTGGGATTGGTTACAGGATTGATGTCGGACGCGCCAGCAGCAGAAATACTGCCTTGCGTACCCGCCATTTTTGCAGCCATTCCCATTTTTTGCGCTGCGGATAATGCTTCTGCTGTTTGAGCCGCTTTGCTTGTCATCCCCATAGGAGTTAACAAAATAGGCAAGCCACCAACCATTTCGCTTGCAAATGCTGTTTTAGGGTTGGTTTCCCTGAATTGTTCGTTTACGCCTTTGACGTAATCACGGG